AAGCGGTCGAGTGGAACCCGCAACGGAGCTCGACGGGTTGGAGAAGTTGAGCCAGGGGCCATAGACAGCCAGGTACGAACTCTTCGCCAGCGGTGTACCCGTGCTCGCCCCGAGCGGGCTCATGTTCTCGTACGCCGCCAGAGTATCGGCGTAGAGGCCAGACGACGCGGGACCATCGACCACGAGGAAGCGGTCCCCGGAGTCCTCCGCCCACGTGACGAGCGGATTGATGACCGTAGCATCGCTGACGCCGGGCAGGTTGATGTTCAGGATGCCGTTGACCGTGGACGGCGCGAGAAGCTTGGTTGCGGCTACCAGGTCGACGGTTGCCGTGCCATCCGTTCCGCCGGACAGCGGCGTACCGCTCTGGGACGCCGGGGAGTAGCGGTAGTCCCACGTCGCCGAGCCGTTGTACACCGCCGTCAGATACTGCGAGCCCGAGTTCTGCGCACCGATCATGGCGACGAGGTTGCGTGAGTCACTCGGGTCGAGGCTCACATCCACGTAGCGCTCCAGGGGCGTCGCCGAGGCACTGCCCTGCCGGAGCGTCAGGCTGAACCGTCCGGTGTTGCCGCTGGCGGCCGTTACGTCGATGTACAGGTCGTTGCCGGTGGAACCCGGCGCGATGGCCGTGAGAGTGAGCAGCGGCTGCGGCGTCGTGCCACCCGCACCACCGGTTCCCAGGTCGTTGAGGACGACCGACGCATAGGTGGAGTCCGCCGGTACCGCACGGACAATCCACGCAGTCCCGCCACCATTGTTGAAGTATTCGTAGACGCTGTAGGGCAAAATGTCGGACCCGGTCCCGAATCCCCCGTACAGCGCCTTCCACTGCGACCACGAATTGATCTTCACCGGCACGGCCGGGCCCGCATTGTGCGTGCCGACAAAAGCCGCCAGCGCCTCTTCTTGAGGCGTCGCCACAGAGGTCAGTGCGTTGAGGGTCTCAATGACGCTGACCCCCGGACGCCCCGTGGTAGTCGTAACCATGCGTTCTCCTCAATCAGTCCCGTGTCGGGGGGTTGTAATGCGCGTCGACGTTCACCTGCGAGACCTGCGGGAAGCTGCGCGGAACGCCATCAAGAAGGAATAGCTCGGTACTGACCCGCACGCGGTAGGCAGCCGTGAAAAGACGCTTCCCGTTTGCATCGCGCCCTGCACCCAGCTCCGGTCCACCGAGCAGGTCCAGTCTGCGGATGGTGCCGTCCTGAGGCACTTCCAGGAATCCAAAGCGCTCAGGTAGGTAGGGGAAAGTTGCCAGTTCGGCCACCAGCGCTGTGAGGTGAGTTCGCGTGCGGGTGTAGAGAACCACCTGGTAGTCGATGTCAAATGGCACTGGGACTTCAGCGAAGTACGGGCCTTGCGCAGGATCCACGCCCTCGGGGAGAGCTCTCAATTCCACGAACCCGCGCGACTCCCTCTCAGGCGCCCGCTGAACCTGTACTTGAGTAAGCGCAATAAGCGGGAAGGTCAGGTCGGCGAACTCGTCCTCGGGAACGGTGAACCTGACGGCAACCAGCACGGGATCCGTCTGAGCTGCTTCCTGGACCGTGATCCCTGTCAGCTTGTCCTTAAGTGCCGCGTCCTCGTTCAGCAACCAGGCCATGACTCACCCGGCCTTCGGGGCACGGGGCAGCCGCACACGTCGCGAGGAGATCTGCGGCATTCTGTGCTCCGTTTACGGAAAGGTGATCGTCCCACTCAGAATGCCATAGGCCCTGTTCCGCCTTATAAGGCGAGAAACGGAAAGCTCCCCAGGGAAGGGGAGAACCTGGGGAGCTTCTCCAAGGGTACCTGCTAGATCTGCTCGACTATGAACCAGGACACAACGGAAGTGTCTGATGCTCCAGTTGACTTGATCTGAAATGAAGTACCAGCAGTAACAGCCGACACGTAGGGAGTGGCGGGCGTACCTGCGGGTGTGAGGATCGTCAGAAAGATTCTGCTGTTGGCGGTCACGGCAGTGGTCGATACGGTGACAGCCGTAGTGCCGTTCAGGGTGGCTGTGCCGACCTTGGCATTCGTGCCTCCCTTGACGCTCAGGCCCTTACCGGCCAGGCCGATGACGATGTCGGCGTCCGGCGTGCCCATTTGGGCAGTTCCCTGTCGGCCCCAGGTGGCGTCGCGGGCGGTGGCGCCGGGACCGAATTCAAGTCGGTCCGCGTAGATCCGGAACCGGTCATTGACATCCGTGCCTGCCACGTTGATTGCGACGACGTGGTTGCCTGCGGCCGACGGGCGCCACGAGGCGCGCTGGCCGGACCCGAATCGGTAGTCGATGTTTCCGAAGTACTCGAAGTTGCCGCCGTCCATTCGGCTGGCGATCTGGGGTTGGGTCGTGGGATACCAGTTCGTGCTGGCGCTTCCCGATCCCGCGAAGTTCGCGCCGATGACGCGGACGACGGTTCCGGCGGCGATGTTGATGATTCCCTGAACGCCCGCTGTTCCGCTGGCCACGACGGAGCTACCGAAACGACAGTCCGTGATAAAGCCTTCGGCAGTTCCGGTCCAGTTCACGTCGTAATTCGTGCCGGTACCGCCCGCACCGCCCTGGGAGATCGCACACTCATCGATGTAGACACCGCCAGTGGAGCCTGTGCCGTTAGTGCTCACCACGATGTTGTGCGTCTGGTTGTTCAGGATCCTCATGTTCCTGACGCGTATCTGGTTGGCCCCTCCGGAAATCAGCAGGCCGACGGTTCCCTGTTGAATCACGCCGCCCGCAAGCTGCACATTCTGGGGGTCGCCATTCACGTTCGACTCGATGATCACGTTGGCGGTACCCGTCTGCGGGCCGAGGGCGTCCAAGTTCTGCACAAAAATGGCCGCACAATTTCCAGTGACCCTGAATGCAGCTCCGGTGCCGCCGGTGGTGGCGTTCATCCATGGCAGGACATTCTGAGCCATGACGTCCCACGAATCCTCGATCCTGATCCCGTCGAGGTTGGCGTTGATTCCGGAATTGACGCCCAGGAAGCGAGTGAATATGTTGCTGAGCTGAACATTCGCGGCAGTCGCGGTCGAGTCGGACTTGATGTGGATACCACCGGCACAGGACTGGATTTTGATCATGTTGACCTGAGTGCCGTGCAAGGTGGTGCTCGCTGTACCGAGGAACCTGAGAGCGTATCCGTTGATGTACTGGAAAGTGGCGTTGAACACCCTGACTTCCTGCGCGCCTGTGACCGTCACGCCATGAACGGCAGGGTTTGAGGTCGTCGTGGACGAATTGCCTCGGATCTGGACGCCCGTGATCATGCAGTCATCGGAGCCGATGGTGATTGCACTGGAGCCACTGAACGCCGGGCCGATACGGATAGACGTCGCTCCGTGGCCAGAACCCCGGATAGTGATCGGCGCGGTGAGGTTCAGAGGGTTGGCGCCGTTCAAGAGGTAACTGCCAGGCGGCAGATACACCGTTCCACCCGCTGTACCGAGAGCGTCGATTGCCGCCTGGATAGCGCTGGTGTCGTCTGACGCGCCGTTGCCGGTGGCGCCGTACGTCTTGACGTTGGTCCAATCCAGCGGTGCAAGCTTGCCGCCAGGAACGAGAGGCGTCTGCGTGAACGTCTTGATGCCGCCCACGTTCTGGTCGCCGGTTGTCGAGACAAACCCGGATCCGGCGGAAAGGGCCAGGTAGCGGCCGTCCGCTGTTGTCTGGGTGAGGAATCCGCCATCTCCCGCAGCCCCGGCCCCGATGTTGCCCCGGATAATCGATCCGGCCCCCTGGCAGTCGAGGACACCATTGCTCAGGGTTCCTGCCGTGATCAGCGTGTTGTCCTGAATGGAGTTCTGCCCGGCGCCGCCTATGGCTTCCTCACGGATGAGGGACCTCGTGACCGCAGCACTGGGAGCAGATGCAATCGTGTTCGAGTTCACGACGTTGTAGGCAGCGGCGTACTCCAGGTGAATGCCGCTGGCCTGCCCGGCAGTTCCCGCGATACCCGGAGAGAAGATCGTGTTTCCGACGATGTTGCACCGGCTGGCCGCGAGGAAGATGCTGTCGCCGCTGGTCCCGTCGAAATTGCATCCGGTGATACGCGTCGACTGGCAGTCCTGGACCCGGACGCCGATGCAGCCATGGGCTCCATTGACAAAGTTGCAGGCGGTGATGAACTGCGTACCGGCCTTGTCGAGGATTGCTGCCGGACCCGTGCCAGCGCCGCCGAGGAACTCGAAGTCACAGCCAAGGATTACGTTCTCGTCGTTCGACGTCATGTAGATGCCGCCCCCGATTCCGGGGGATCCCATGGCGTTGTCGAACAGGCAGTTGGTGACCTTGTTGTTGTGGCCGAATATATTGCCCGTCTGCGGACCGAAGTAGATACCCCAGTCGTAGCAGCCGATGAAGTGCACGTTCTCGAACAGGCATTGGACAGCGCCGATCGCGTACACGCCACCGCCGCCGGTCTGCGCC